GTACGTGTCACACAGACCCTGAATCCACTTGTCCAAAGTGTCATCGCCTAAGGCGGCTGACATATCAACCTGGACATTATCGTCTGATCCGCCTACGGATACGTAGCTTATCAAAGCCCAATCTATTTGTAGGCTAACCTGTCGTGTAACACCATTATCGCCTGTGCATTGTATATACGTTAGGACATTCTGAGAGGCTTGGACTTGAACCTGAGGCTCCCAAACAAAGGGTGACGTGAGGCCGTCTTCGTATTCAAATGTCGTTGAGGCTAAAACTATATTGTCGCCATTTACGACGACAGCGACCATTTGTATTTGGAAGTTCGGCGGTATAGTGCCTGTATATGCACTCGTTGTTATAGAGTACCTAACGTTAGCCACTTGCTCCACCGACGGAAACCAGCCCGCCGAGTTTATTTCATTGTCCGGGTCGTAGTACCCCGTGCCATTTGGCGGGGCTTCCCAAACCATTACTGCGGGCGGTGTGCTATACGCTGACGCTGTGCCGCAATTTATAGGGACAGGCGCACCGGGCGTACTCGAAAACAATCTTACACGCCACTGAAAAGACAATCGCTTAGGCAACAACTGCTCTTCCATACCCGTCATGACGTACAGGTTCTGCGACCTAAATGCGGTGTCGGAGAAAAAGCATTCTGCCGTGTTCCGGGAAAATCCGGCAAACTCAAACACCTCATCTAAGAGGTAGCTAACCCGGACACAGGGCCGCAGATTTTCGGTTGGTACTGCGTCGTCCCAATTGCCATAGTATTGAGCAGGCGTTCCGTCCACCGAGTTTACAGAAATGCCTGCGTCTGTCAGCGCATAAATAATAGTTCCTGGCGGCAACAGCGGGTCGGGCTGTGTACCCAGCCATGTGTTGCGAATGTTCGTCGCCGTGTTTGGATGGTCTAAAGGACAGAAAATGTTGCCGTTAGAATCTCGCCAAACGTCGACCCATTTCTTACCTCTCACCGCATCAAACAAGCTGGCCGTTTCGCTAAAAAAGCGACATCGGAACACCCTGCGCAGCAAGTCAATACTTGTGATTTGTAGCACCCCCTGCATAATGGGTAGGTTGTCATCAAACAGGCGGGCCGACGTTTTCTTAGTGATGTCGAAGTCACTTGCGCCGACGCTTACTTGGTCTACATATCCAAAAAAAGACTTATTGGTCTGTGAGAAGGGCAGGTCAAAAGTCAGGCTGAAAGGTGCGCTTTTAGCGTTTGGCTTGCGCAATGAACTGACTTGGAAAGACAATTCGACTGCTGTATCAGGCACGTCTAAGGGTACGTAACTACTGCCGTTGTATCCGTGTAAGCCCGTCATACAACCATAGTTTTAGGTTGGTTAGCCAAGACAAAATCAAAGCTGTATTCGATGTTGTCACCACTAAAACTTTCGACCAAGTTCAAGGTTTTGGTTTCAATTACACATGGGTACAGATCATCGGATTCTGAACCTGGCTTTGTGCATCGCACATCCCTGGACCGCATTAGGCTTTCGATACGTGTGTTTTCGTTCTCCGGCAACATTCCCGTATGGGTGCGAAAAGACCTCGTTGTCTTTGTGACCATTTGGCTTTGTCCTCTTTCTACTTCAGTATAGCCAAAGTTGGTTGACGCGCTTGCTTCGTTCCAATTACCCCTTGTCCGCGTGTATCCTGTAGTCTCTAATGTTTGCCTTTTGCTAAACAGCCCCTTGCACCAAATGTGTTCATACCCACCATACTCGTTAAGCCACTGAAACTTGACAGCGTGTGGTTCGCAAAACTCCTTGCGCACAAACTCATGACCCAAGCTGAATGTTAGACCACCCCTCTTAGCGGTGATGACATATCGGGTCCAGCCGTTGTTGCCTGCATCAGCGGGCCGAGCCGTAGCAGGAGCCTCGTTGTTTAAGCCGTACGGGTAGCAATACAAAGTCAGAATGTTCAGTTCATAGTCTTCCCCCACAGCAGGTATAGATACGTTGGTGCTGGACAGCTGCGTCGACCCATTGAAATAAACGATGTCGAAACTTGTTGCGGGCAGAGTGGTCTGCTGACTAAGGAACTGCAAAAACCCCTTTTCGTCATCGCGCACTTCTATGCGCACAGTGTCTGTGCCGAAAGCATTGGTCGTAAGCATTCTGCGATTCGTGCCAGCTAAAGCAAAGTCACTGAATTGGTTTTCTGAGTAGCCTTCAAGCGGGTCGTGTCTTGATCCTGAATAAAAGACAAACTCCTCCACCTCTGTACTTGCGTTGGCAACGGGTGCGCTATTAGCGGTTAGGGCCTGTTCACTCCCAAAGGTCATTCGAAACCTGCCCGATTGGTCAGATGTAAGGTCTATCAAATCCGTTCCTGTAACCCCAGGCGCGGTTGGGTTTAGTGCCGCGCGAACAACTCCGGATATGTCGAACACTCCGCAGTCTTCAGAGTTCTTTGGTATGCGCAACGTCGCCAAGGTTACGTAGGCAGACCCATCATAATGCTCTATGACACACGTGTAGCTGAATTTGTGTGGCCCAATAGTCGCCTCTGAAACGACATAGATGCACGGGTCAAATGCCGCGTAGCTATCATATACGCTTGTCGGCTTTTGGTGAATGGTGATTGCCATTAAACTTCAAATTTTAAGGTGTAGTCCGTTGGGTAGTCCTTGCTGTCTAAAAAGGAGGTGTAATCTGCCTCAAAAGCATTGCGCAATTTGCCTTCATATTGACGCATGGCTTTACGCAATGGTTCTTGTAAAAATGGGAAAGGCTCTAAGCCATAGCGGAAGACGCTCTTACTCATCATTCCAGCGGTGGCATCGTAACTCATGAATCGCCCGCGTGAGTCCTGGAACTGAATCTTTCGGTAGTCCAACCACTTGCGTATGCCTGAACCTATGCTGCCTTGACCCTTTCCGCTTCCAAACTTAAATGGGCTGTTGGGTGCGCGGTTAGTGTAAGGCTTAGTGCTTTTTCCCGTTGGGTTCTTTGGTGGGGTAAACGGACCTGCGCCTTGAACGCCTTGATCGACGTAAACACCATAAGGCGCGGCGTACATATAGAACACGATTGACTCACCCTTGGTTTTTAGGCGGTAGTTAATGCTCTTAGACAACAACCCACTTGCGTTCTTGTCGCCGTCCTTTAATAGCTGTTGCGCCTCACGCTTCCACTGCTTGCCTATTAGGTGCAGTACGTCGGTGACCGCCTTTAGCTTAATAAATTTTTCCCCCTTTAAGCTGTTGTAAGGCAGCTTGAGGACTTTCTTGTCGTATAACGCCATCAGTTGCTATACGGAGCGTCGCACAACTCTAGCGCGTTAGGTACACGAATGCTTAAAGACACGTCCCATCCCGTTAGAAGGTTGTTGTAGGAAGCTGTAAAAGGAGTGCATTGAGCGGGCATACTAATTCCTATTTGGATGTCAACTGCACTATAGTCTGTGTTGTAAAGAGCCGCGATAACATCTTGCATGATGAGCAAAGTGTCAGTATACACCATGTCCAGGGTAGGCAACTGATCCTGAATCACTAAGTCAGCCACGATGACCTGATAAGAGAACTCGGTGTAACCTACGCCTATGTCTGCCCCGGATACCTGAGCATAAAGCAACGGGAAGTCAACTACGTCCATCTTGTCTACATCCATTTCTTCAATAGAGTTGGTGTAGAATTTCTTCAGTTGCTGGTGTCGTTCAACGATGCCCTCGAACGCTTTTTTGATGTCACTTACGGTTCGCATTAATGTTCACGTTTTCAGAGGTGTGCTTGTCCTGTTCATAGCACAAGAACGTCAATACTTCGCTTACGTTGAGCCTGGTTACTGCATCAATTTTCAAGATGTCGCCTTGCGCCAACCCGTAGATGCTTTCATACCAACCCCACTTTGAGCCTATCGCTGACCCTCCTCCTTCGTCTTTGAATAGCTGACCATATCGACGGACAACCTGTTCGCGATACGAGAAAAAAAAACCATCGCCCCTAAGGCTGCGTCCATCGGTAGGTCACGCATCGCTTTGACCTTCCTTTCATGCGGTTCATACGCCTCAATTAAATAATGCTCTGCCTGCCAATCGGTGACTTGCCGATACAAGACACTCATAGCCTTTGCCAAGTCTGTTGCAAAACCCTGCTTGGCGCACAATTCCAAGTCAACAAACTCACCCAGCGACAATGAGTGCAAGTCGGGTATGAAGCCGTACCGCCTGCCGCCCATCTCTATCATAGGTTGCAACTCCATCTCTTCATGCTCGTTGTTCATCAGCCAAGACAGGTGGGCGTACACCTCATCTAAGGTGGCTATGGTCAATTTTTCCGCTATCCCTGGCTCAACCTTGCAGAGTATTCGGACTCCTTGCACGGCCCTCCATCTTGGGTCCGGGCTTTTGTCCCACACTGCCTGTAGGTCCATAAACTGACCAACGGTTACCGACGCGTAGTCCTGTGGTATTGCGATTTTTACGTTCATCTCAAATAATACGTGCCGCGCTTTTGCGTCAGCTTGTTCAGGCACACGTAGCGCACTGCGTCTACCCCGTGGTTGAATTGGTCGCGTGGGACATTAAGCATCCTTCCGTCCTTATCGGTCTTCCATTTGTAGTTGCGGAACTCCTTCTGCACGTTGAGGCTGTCTACGTGGACGTGCAACTTATATCGTCTCATAGCGTCAATGCCCAAACGAATAGAGTCCGGCCCCTTGCGGGCAGGCTTAATGTTAAAGCCCTCCCTGTGGACCTCATCGATACTCTTTGGCTCGGCTGAGTCAGCGATGATTTCGTCTGATCGGGACAAGCCCAAGTCACGAAGCCTTTCCGCTATGTCAGGATTTGTTAAGCCCCCGCTGTAAACTAACTCCCGGATGTACAGGCAATGGTCGTCTAAGTGAACTGACACTACAGCCGTCGGGTCATTGGTGTACCCCCAATCCAAGCCATACGCTACCAGCTTTGCGCCTTCAGGCAGCTCCTCATAGGTGACGGCCTGAAATATAGTCTCCCGGCTTATGCCGCGCTCACCCAAGCCATAGATGCGCCAATAGTTTTCGTCGGTGTCTTTGAGCCTTTCAATTTCTTCAATGACCTCCTGTTCTAGGAATGGGTTGTCCTTGTATGTGGTCTTAAAGAAGGTCGCGTCGTCGCGTGGTATTATGTCGTCGTAAATGAAGCTGTACTCATCACTTGGGTTGTAGTCCATGATGATTTTCCACGTGGTCCGCAAGCTAATTTGCCTGAAGAAGTCCAAGGTCAATTCGTTGACCTCGTTTAGAAAGGCGATTGATCTTTTACGCCCCCTCACTTTTTGGCTGTCGTCAGCCGATATGAACTCCCACATATTGCCAAACAGCGTGTACGTCTGCTCGGTCTTATTGTGATTGCCTTCCTCGTACCAATCCTCCCGGTGCAGTATCTCCATGAAGTCCCTAAGGATTGACCCACGCAGGGAAGGAAAACTCTTACGGACAACGGTGATGACCAGCCCGCTATTGGGATTGGCATAACACAACTCACAGAGCGCGGTCACAATCGAGAATGATTTGCCACTACGAGTCCCGCCCTGGTGGACTTGAATGCGCGTGTCGCACTGCTTGACGTTGTAATATGTGGTGGGCTGCTTCATCCTTAGTTCGCAAATAGGTTGCGAGAGTGGCGTGTATTATTGTGACATGACAGAACAGAAGAGAGTTCGGCTACTTAAAGCCTCCATTCGACGCAACATTTACAACCTTCGCCCCATGACTTTGGGCAGTGAATGGGGGACTTGGCAAGGCTACGAGCCGGATGCTAGTTCTAACTACGCAATGGAGTTGAGGTTTCGCCGCTCCATCATTGCCCTCGGTCGCGCTGACTACCTGAAGCACTTTGCGAAACACGAAGTGCGTAGCTAACGCCTGAAGGATAGCCCTTAGTCGTTGATCCAGGATGTGTCTACACCATCTGTATCCACGTGGTCAAACCATGTAGGAGCAGATGGTTTTTCTTTGACGCTAACATCTATCTCTTGTTGCTTGGGCAAGAAATAAGGCAAGAGTCCGGTCAGAGCCTTCACATACTTCTCGTCGCTCTCCTCCCTAATCCTGTCTAAGCTGTCTTCGATGTGGTCCACCTGACCTTCCATAACGGACAGGAACAGCCTCCGCTTCTCAGCCGTGACTTTGTTCTCTGACCCCTTCGGTCGGCCCGATGGGTTTCCGCTCTGTCCTTTCTCAAATGGCATGACCGCTTCGTTTATTGGTATACCACCTGCCTTCTTGTATGTCGTCCTCTGTCATTGTCCTTTCTCAAATGAATTTAAGGATGAGTAACCACCCTGTGACCAGGATACCAACGTACCCCCAAAATACCATGCGGTACGAGAACTCATTCCTATTCACGATTCAACCAGCCTTTTCTTAGGTGACCGAATAGAATTAGCCACCGCGCGTGATTGACCAATCGGTCCATTTGCCGAAGGTCGTGCGGGGTTATTCTACTACTTCGCAATGCTCCTTGCATTCGGGGCAGAGTCCTACGTCTACCATGTGTCCTGTCATTGGTGCGCCGCAGCACTCGCTGATCGGCTCCAACCCTAATTGTTCTGTCTTACTCATTGTCTTGATTCTCTGTTTAGTTTATCGAATGTAAGCATAGCCTCGAACTCAATCAACCTCAGCTTAAGTTCTCTAACCTGTTTGCGATACTCCTCTAGGTCTCTTACGATGTCTTGTCTCTCTGCGCTGTCCATTGCTCTTTATTGTTGTTTGCAGTCATTGTCAATCACCTCGAAGATGGCTTTGACCAAAGGGACGCATACTGCATTGCCATACGCCTTTATGCTTTCTCGTCTCCACTTTGGAATGGTGATGCCGTCCAGCCTTTCGGGAAGCCCATCATTTCCTCCACAAACAGGGGCGACAGTTGGGAAGTCTTCGAATGGTATTCCTCTTCGCTGTATTGGTACACATTGCGCAGCATATTGCTCCTCGCCGGATGTTTGTCTATGCTCGTTGGCGGGTATGCGCCCTTGTAATCCGTTCGCGTTGGCGTTGGTAGCATCCCAAGCCGCGCGTGTTGCTTTAATGGGTTCTGCAAATTGATGCCCTTCTTCGCATACTTCGCTTTGTCCTCTGCCCACTTCTCCGGAGTCCGTGCGCTGTTGTAGTCGAAGCGCGTCGGCGTTGGTAGCATCTGACTCTTTGCTAAGTCGTGTAGTTGTGCGCTGAATTCCGTCCCCCCTTTGTTCTGCCTCTTGCCGTTCTCGTTCACTTGCACTGCTCCCCCGCTGACATTCTTTACCGTTGGTGTTGGGAGCATCTGCTGTACCTGCGTGGCAAGATTGGGCATCGTAGTGCCATTCTCGTATTTCTCCATTCTCTTCTGAAACGTGTCCAGGTTTACGGCTGTCT